AAGAGTGAATTTCCAGATACCGTGAGACCACCCGTAAACGTCGCATCGTCACCGTAGAAATCAACGCCCGTGATATCATCATCAGCGAGGATTTCACCCGCAACGTGGAGCATCTTTTGTGGCGTAGGCGTGTTTATACCTACACTTCCAGAGGTGATGAGTGAAAGCGTATTAGACATGGTTATCGTCTGGTCGGTAGAATTGCCGTATTCGGTCACGTGTTGAAGTGAAATATTCGATATAGCACCACCATCACCTGTAATTATTCCAGTAAACACTGGGTTATTGATGTTTGATTTAAGCGCAATTTCGTTTCGTAGCGTCACGGTGTTTGCGGCCATTTCACCTCTCAAAGTGGTCGCATTCGACTGCAAATCGGCTCGGAGTGCGACTGTGTTTGCGGCCATTTCACTTCTCATGGTATTTTGGCTAATCGTAATGTTCGACTGTAAGTCGGATCTGAGTGTTACAGTGTTCGCAGCCATTTCACCTCTCAAAACATTTGCATTTGATTGAAGGTCATCCCGAAGAGTCAACGTGTTCGCGGCCATTTCACCCCTCAAAACAGTTACATTGGATTGAAGGTCATCCCGAAGAGTCAACGTGTTCGCGGCCATTTCACCCCTCAAAACAGTTACATTGGATTGAAGGTCATCCCGAAGAGTCAATGTGTTCGCGGCCATTTCACCTCTCAAAACATTTGCGTTAGATTGAATGTCAGTACGAAGAATCAATGTGTTCGCGGCCATTTCACCTCTCAAAACATTTGCGTTAGATTGAATATCATCTCGAAGAGTCAATGTATTCGCGGCCATTTCACCTCTCAAAACATTTGCATTGGATTGGATATCATCTCGAAGAGTCAACGTGTTTGCGGCCATTTCGTCCCTTATAACCGTCAAGTTCGCGTCGAGATCAGTATCTTGGATAACATTTGATAAGAAGGAACCATCTCCTATGAAGCTATTCGCGGTCACATCACCATACACGCGCATTTGGATGAGATTGGACGCATCAGGTGTGATATATGTGTCCGACGCTGAGTTTTGTGTGTAACCTATGATATATTCATTACTAGATTCTATGTAAGACGCCGTGACGTTTGAACCTGGTCTAGTCATGATGAGACCCAAATCAAATACAAAATCACCATCCGTGTTATTTTCACCCAATTCGATAATCGCGTCCTTTACGCGAAGATTCTCACTTGAAATTGCGGTTGTTTCTCCAATGACGGTGAGGTTTCCTTCTACGTATACGTCGCCACCAACCGAAAGTTCATGTTGTGGATTTGTATTGGCTATACCGACATTAGACGTGGTCACAAACCCCGTTGTGTTGTTCGTAAATTGTATAGTTTCTGTGGTCGAGTTACCCACTTCAGATAATCCCTGAAAAGTCAATGCCTTCCCACTATCCACGACTTCATTAGTTGTAATATCATAACACATTGCATTGGAATTCATGGCCTCGTTTACACGGATTGGCGCCAGGTAAAATCCTTCCTGTGACGCCTCTATCACATTCGACGATGCATTAATTATTATGGTGTTTACAGCTTGTTCGTTTGGAACATGCTTACCTATCCTGACCCTCTCGGATCTATCGATAGTGCTAAGGTTTTTCACCATTTATATTAGAGGTCATTTTAATTTAACATACAACGGTCCACCCGGATTTTTTGTATACACACAACGCATCTTTTTCTGTATCATATACCATGAGACCTATCGCAGGGTTCTTTATGTCTTTTAGTGCAGATGTTTTCATTCTAGGTGGAAGAAACCCGCATGTATTCGATTCAAATGTAGCTATCGCAGAAGGATGACCTTTATTTGTTCCTATGGCTAATTTTCCATTACCATCTATGGTCGCACGTGGGATCATTTTACCATCGGTATCCCTGGTTTTAAAAACAATGCCACCCGTATTACCCGCGGTTGTACCATTATTCGATTTAGTATACGCATTTATTTCGGCAAAAGAATCCATTGTGAGTGACTTTATCTCACCCAGTCTCGATGTACGGATTGGAACACCCTCCACATGAAATCCATGCGCTGTGACACTTCCATGGGTTTTTATAGAAGTCTTGGTTTCGTTACAACACGAAAGCACGTGTGAAAGTGAAATATTTGAGATGAGTGCGCCGTCTCCTTCGAGTGGTGCGGATTCTAATGTAGACAAACGAGTTCGTAATTCTGGGAGATCGGATACACCTTCGAGTGTGTTTTCACATTGTTCCACGCGAGTCTCAATTGGATCTATTTTCGTAAGTTCTGAATATACGTATTTAAATTTAGTGAGTTCATTTTTTATTGGATCTATATCACGTAATTTAATTATTTTCTTTTCAATGACACCAATTCTGTTTTCATTGGAGTGTATAATTGGAACGACCTCTTTTGTTTCATGAATGATAGGTGTTTGTTCGTCTATGAGCGCGACTCTTTCTTCTATTTCAGTGACCCGTGGCTCCACGGATGAAATCCGTTCGTTATGTGATACACTCGAAGAATCGAGTATATCTAGTCTTTTTTCGCATACACCTATGCTCGGTAAACGTTTTTCTATTGTGATAACCCGTGGTTCCATGGATGAAATTCGTTCGTTGTGGGATACACTCGATTCTTCAAGTGGGTCAAATCGTTTTATGTGTTCATCCAATTTTAAGTTTGTCCTCTTGATAGAACGTTCTAGGGTGGGTTTTACTTTCTCAAGTGGATCAAATCGTGGTATATGTTTTTCCAATTCGGATATACGAACGTTGGATTGTTCAAGATCCACACTTTTAGAAACACCTGTAAGTGTCGTGCCATCCCCGTAAAACTGAGATGCGATCATTTTTCCATCAGAATGTATGTTACCTTTAGAGTGAACACTCTTGTCTACGTATATAGAACGACCTATGTGTATATCCTTGCTTACCTTCAATTCATTAAATGTAGGTGAATATCCATCAAAATCTTCTATTTGGCCAACCGTTATATTAGACAAAAGCCCACCATCCGCTTGTAATTTATCGCGAACATATAGATTCTCTACCACCTCGCCTATGTCAACGTGTAAGTCGTATTGTACATTTGATAATAGACCGCCATCACCCACGAACTGCGAAGCTTTTACCGTTCCATTAAATGTGGTGTTTTTATTGACGTGTAACGCACCATCGGATTTATCGTGTATCATTCGTATCCCATGAATATCAACACCCACATTTTCATTTTCGGGGCAACCCTCTCCTATTGATAAAATGGGTGTATACACGTGGTCCTCATTAAGAGTTGTCATGTTTACAACTTCTAGGTTCTTGACCTGTAAATCGTCGATTTTTAGTGGTGTGCCACCAATTTCGACGACTTCTTTCGTGATCGTATCATACGCAAGTAAGTTCGATGCATTTGCATTACGTATAGGACTTATGTATAATCCGCTGTGTTTGATATCACGAATCTTGCTTTCTGAAGCATTAAACACAATGGAATTTTTAGGTTGTTCGGATTCCGACAATCTCCCTAACCGAACCATGTCGGTGGGTTGGTTTATACCGGAGTTCTTTACCATTTAATATACCATTGTATTTTAATTTGCGTATAGTAAACCTGCCATGCCGTTTTCAACGCGTAATATGTTGTAATTGACCGCATAAATTGGGTCTGTTATCTTCATACTTTCGCTCATAATCTTTGCTGAGTCTAACCTACTAAAATTTAGCGTACCTGTGGGCTGTAGAGAGCTTGTGAGAAGACAGAAGCAATATAAAAAGAAATCTGGGGAAGTCACATAGTTTGTATGATAATACGCCATTACGTCTATATAATGCGTTTTAGCCCATTTATAATTACCTATATCAAGTCCATTTATGTTTAGCTTTACTTTGTTTGAGGCAGAAGTAAGTGCACCATTTGAAGTTGTATCTGTACACACCAGATATTTCACGGGATGGTTAAATATCAATTCCTGATCCTGTTCTCCGGATGGAATATTTTTTTGAACTTGTGTGATGAGCATTTCGTGATTTCTGGATACTATATTACCGCGTTCTTCGTTGTCCAAGTAATAATAATTTGCGTATACTTCGTAATTGTAACTCATCACATTTTTCCAATAAAATCTCAATTCAACTTCGTGATAATGTAATGCAACTAATGGCAAAGCTGATTGTGGACCTTCACAGAAGAAGAACCTAAGGGGGTAAAAATACGATTTAGAGTTGATACCCGGGTGTGGACCATTGGAACTCTTAGAAACGTTCTGTGCGAATGTATCAATTGCGATTTTTTCGGTAAATACAGAATCTTGTGAATCTACCATGTGACCACCTATGTATAATTCGACTTTGTCTATAATTTGCGTCCAATCGGATGGATCGACAGCTTCGGTTCCATCATCTACTGCTATGTACACGTGCCCGAGCATGTCACCCGTTTTTTCAAATTTAATTGACGTCATGGAATCATTTGATACGTTACCGCGCATCAATTGCTTTTCCACGGATTGCGAAAAATTTGAATGTCGTTTAAATGTCGATGAGAAAAATGATATCTCTGGGTCACCCATGATGTGTTTATCTTGGGCACCAACCGCGATGAGTTGTACGACTCCCGTCGACATTTATAATAACGAAAGGTTAAAAATATATCTATCTTACGCCCTGATTAAATAAATGGTAAATTCTTATTCTTGCACACAAATTTGAAAATCATAAAGTTGTCTATGGCGCTATTTATAGTGGCACCATCTTCATCTCTGAGTGTACACGTGAGACGGTCGAGTTTTCTTATGGGTGTGGTGTATTGTGATTCAACATCATAATCATCTTTGAAAATGATTGGATTTGAACCAGACTGAATTATAGTACCAAATCCCCTGTTAAGATTCGACATAGACGCCTGCCCACCGAACACGTTTGTTGTTCGCTGTGAGTAATTCGTGTTGAGTTCATCTACCGAAACGTGGCACACATTAGAAGAAGGTGCGTCGATTCGCGCGGCTATGAGCTTCGCGTGAACTATATTTTCAAGTGACTGCGTAAGGTGAACCGTAAATGTATTTTTGCTAGATTGACCAATGGTATCAACCGTTATGGTGTGATACTCGTAATCAAAATCAGGCACAGCTGGACGAGTTGTATTCACCGTATTCATTACTTATAAGTTAGATTAAAGATCCGCCAATTCCACCAATAATCTTCGCATCGGCGCTGTCCTTGACGAATTTTTGGTCACCGCAAATTCCACCTGGTGTCAAAGCCTTGGTGTAGTACGCAGATTCTGGGGATCCTGGGGCACACTCAATCTTGTGCTCCAGGTCAAAGATGGAAGTAGGTCCAGCTTCTTCGGACGTCTCGAGGTTGACTGGTCTGGGCTGGTACATGCTTCTGCGTGGTCTCATCATCATGAGAACACACAACAAGAGGAAAACCACGGCGATCGCCTTGAGGGTATTTCGGTTCGTGGAGTTAAGCTTCATTTATTATGTAACCAATATTTTTTATATTAAGTGCGTTAAAGAAATTGGATTAGTTTCAAAGTACAGAGTAATGGACGGTGAAATTACACTTAACCGAAGTCATGGGAATGTACTGAAGCTTGACGATAATGAACAAGCTCTCATGGACGAAATAGAAATAGAAGTTCCACGTCCTCGTACGTCTCTACCAAAACCCACTGTGTATAAACCTGTCACTCGACCCCCACCCATGGAAAATTCCATGCAGGAAGACATAGATGCCTTTGCGAATCCAACGAAGCAGTCTGCACCACCACAGTATCAGGAAGACCCTGTTGACTATGGCGAATATGACCAAGAGGAAGAACAGCAGCCATATATCCAAGGTGACTATGCCATACAAGAAGAAGAGAGACCATCGCCTGGATACAAGTCCATAGACGAAGAAAAGGCGGATCTGGTAAACAAGCTCGGTCGTCTTGAAAAGAAGGGATTCACTGTAAACAAAAGACTTAACGCATATTCTGGCATTGACGATTTACGAACGGAGGTGAGGAGAATTACCTATAGTATAGATGTTGAGAAGTCTATTAAATTCTCTCGTAGAATGCTTATTGCGTGTTGTACAGGATTAGAGTTCCTTAACAAGAAATATAATCCATTCGAAATCCAGCTCGATGGATGGTCGGAGAATGTGATGGAATCGGTGGATGATTACGATGAAGTGTTCGAGGAACTTTACGTTAAGTATAGGTCTAAGGTTGCGGTTGCCCCAGAAATAAAACTCATTATGATGCTTGGTGGTTCTGCGATGATGTTCCACTTGACGAACAGTATGTTCAAATCTGTGATGCCTAATATGAATGATATTTTGAAGCAAAATCCAGGACTTGTGCAAAACATGGTTGACGCCGTGAAGAACACGACACCTAGAAACACGGAGGCTCCAGCGGGCGAACAACCAGGTGAGGAAAGATATGAAATGAAGGGACCTGGGGTTGACATTTCGAGCTTGATGGGCAATATCATGATGCCTCCGGTTCCTCCTATGTCGACTACCGCACCACAGCCAATTCCAAACATTGACCCAGACGATGACGATGATGCGATCTCCGATATTGTCGATGCACCAGAAGACGTCGAAGAAGATAGTGATGTGAAGGAGGTGAAGGTGTCTACCACGAAGGGTAAACGTGGTCGTAAGAAGAAGTCCGTCGAAATAAATTTGTAGATATAGTATAAATGATAGGGTACTGCCCCATCGAGGAAGAGCCACCAGTGCGGCTTCCTCCCCGGGTACGCGGGCCTCCCCGGAAACCCGAGGCGGATAAAAGGAGAGAGGACACAGAAACGAACTATGTCGTTTTGTTCTTTATCGCGGGCGTTCTTACACTCGCCGCGATGGATTCTGTTAAAAAGTAAACGAACTATTTTTACCATTCGCATATCATGTGACTGGTAAAAACAGATTAATTTAAGCGTTTTCAAGTTCATCGACCATTTCTCGTAGTTCATTTATAGCCGCGACCGTGTATGCGATGAGACCCACGTAATCGAGTTTTGCGTGTTCTTCACCCCAATCTTCGTAATTGGGTTCATTCTTTGTTTCATTTGGTTTTGCATCTTTACCGAGTTCGACGAGGTGTCTCAATTCGGGGGCATCGTAATAGATGTCTTGTGCTATGAAACCAGATTCTTCTAGACCGTCTTTGACATACATGACTGGATTGAGTTTAGAAAGTGTGTCGAGTGAATTGACTATGATCTCTGAGTTTGATTTAGCTCTCGCATCGGATGTCGGAGACAAATTGAGGTTTGTGAGACCTGAACCATCACCGTAGTAATATTCGGCATACACATTACCACTTATAACTAAATTTGCGGATGTATTGTCTATGTCTTCATCATAATAACTGGTACCAAATGAAATAGCGTGTAGCGGATTCGTATTATGAAATCCAATTCTCCCGATTGTACTGGATGTATAAGATTCTGTAATAAAACTTGTAGATGCACTTGGTCCATTGGTCCATGTAGGTATACCAGAAGAGCTATGTATGGTTAAAAATTGTCCCGCGTTACCCTTTGGTAAACGCGTGAGTGTGTTGTTCCCAGACGCATATAATATATCACCCTGTGTGAACCCCGTGATCCCACTTGTTGATGTGATCATGATATCAGTTTCTAGACCCGTTATGCTAGTGTTAAGCGAGGATATACCCGGTGCGGAACTCCATACGGGTACGCCAGAGTTCACCGTTAATACCTGACCCGCCGTAGAGCTTATACCACGTTTTGAGAGTGTACTGTTTGCGGACGCATATAATATATCACCCTTTGTAAAATTAGTTGTAATTCCAGACGTATTCGTGATTATGGGTTTTCCTCCAAGTGTACTTATTCTTGATGAATTATCATTTAAATCAGTTTGACTGGCGATCGATGTGAGTTCACTACCACTACCATAAAATTTGGACGCAGTAACATTTCCCGTTACTAGTACATTCCCACTCGTTTCTAACGATGTGACTAAATTTTGAAACGAAACCGTATCGGGTGTACTAGAATTTACCGAAGTTACGGCTTGTAGATTTGGTATGGGTAAATTCGTGAGTTGAGACCCGTCACCCTTTACGAATCCAGTCGCTTCTAAGTCTCCCTGAAAAACCGCACCTACTGTCGCTACGTTTTTATTGTTGGCACACACGGAGGTTAATGTAACTATCGGCGCAGCTGGTAGATTCGTGAGTAGAGACCCATTACCTTTTACGAATCCAGTCGCTTCTAAGTCACCGCCAAATTTCGCACCTATCGTCGCCGTATTACTTTCATTTACCACACTCCCGAGAGTTGCTGGTGGAATCGGGATAGTATCATATAATTTCCTATACGAACGACCCTTCGATGAACACGACATTCTAAAATTACTGTTTATTATTTTTTAATTTTTCTATGCGCACCCTGAGTTCCTGTATGGATTTTACAACGTATGCTATGAAATGGAGATACCTTAAACATGCCATGCGTCTACCCCAATCTGAATAATCGGGTTCGGGTGCATCATCGTTCGGGGATGCATCTCGGTCTGGCCATACGATGTGGCGCATTTCACGGGCGTCGTAATACATCTCTTGTGCTATGAACCCAGATTCGCGTTTTCCTTCTTTTTCATATAATTTTGGTACCAATTTAGATAATGTGTCGAGTGATTTAGACATGGCTTTTATTTTAGATTTACGACGTTTATCACTAAACACAAGCAATTGTCCGGCTTTTCCTAGAGGGGGTGGACCACCACCACCAATACCACCACGCCCACTAAATGTAGCACCAAAATTACCTGGTATCGAGCCTGTAGGTGGTGGAAATATTATCTTACTTCCATCACCATGTATATAATTTGCATATAGGTCACCCTGTGTATATAATTTCCATTTTATACCGGATGGATGTTTTGTACTACCAGTTCCAGAATATGAACGACCATTTTCTGAATAGAACATACTATCGCTAAACCGTAAACTAAATAAAAGGTCAGATGGAGGTCCACCTGCTCCTATAGGTATTCGATTAAAGTTAATATAACGAAGTATTTTATCTGTTCTGATTATCATTGTAATATAATTCAATGTACCAGATGTACCGCTTGAGAATAGTGGGTAATTACCAGAGTTTTGTGTGTAGTTACTCGGGTGTAACCACATGACATTTTTACCCCATTCATCCATGCGTAATAACCGTCCATACCCGGTACCATAATCACCATTAGTTAGAAATGTATTAGGTGCGGTCGTTACTCTTGATAATCTTCTTATATCGTTATTCGCGTATCCATATAATATATCACCCGTGGTGAGAGACGATAAATTGGGTGTACCCGCAAATATAGCTTTAGATTCGAGTGTTGATGTTCTACTAGATACGTTAAATATGTCCGTGAATGTTTTCCATTCGGGTTGTAAGGACGTGGGATTTGAATATAATACCTTTCCATTTGCGCCTATGGGTAATTTACCGAGTGTACCGTTTACCGTCGATATGAGTATATCACCTTGAGTTACATTTGTTAGACTCGACGTATTTGTTATTATTTTCTTACCTTCGACGGACGTTACGGACGTATTTACTAGGGATAAATTGTAACTATTGGCCACACCCGTTAAAAATTCACCATTTCCTTTGAGTGGTTGGGAACACGTCACATTTCCGGATACGAGTACATTTCCAGACGTTTCGAGCGAAGTCACGGCGTTTGTAAAACTAATTTTACGATTTGTTGAACTACCCTGTGCAGTCGCATCATCGAGACCCGTTGATGTCATGTATCCTAGATTTGTGAGTAGAGACCCGTCGCCTTTTACGAACCCAGACGCTTCTAAATCTCCATTAAATTTAGCTCCACTCACTGTACACACGTTACCATTTGTTACAACATCGTCGAGCGTTAAACCAGTCACAGCTGTCACGGATGGTAAATTGGTAAGGTATATTCCGTCGCCCTTCACGTATCCAGTCGCTTCCAAGTCTCCGTCAAAATATGCGCCTCTGGTTGTTAGGTTACCGGCTTGTGTCACGTCATCTAACGTCAAATTACGATATTGTAAATCACTTAGACGTTCATGATATCTCCTCTTATCGCGTGACATTCTGATATTACACTACAAATTTATCATGCATTTTCCAAGCGAAAAAACGTCAGGTTCTTCTTCTTTCATCTTCGGCATCTTGAAACCACCCTGTTTGTATACACGGAGTCGTTTATTATACATGGCGTGACACACAGACCATTGGTCAAATATGTCGTATATGTTAGGGTTATTCTTCTTACCTTTTGTTTCTCTCATGATGCGACCTATTGATTGGACAATATCCGATTTCGGTGTCGCAAGAATGACCGTATCCAGAGAAGGTATATCCAAACCCTCGTGCGCTTGGCTAAAAGTGGCAAAAATTATCTTTTTTGTACTCGATTCCGCGAGATCGGCTTCTTTCATACCACCCATGTAGAGACCTGACCTTTTTGGGAAACATTGATGAAGCATCATGCAGTGTTGGCGTCTATCACTTAACACGAGGATTTGTCTCGTGGATTTCGCGATACGACTAATCAGTCCCACGAGCATGGAGTTTCGTTCCCTGTTCTCCGTGAGTTCCGTAATCATCGTGGACAGGGACAGCTTACCGAATCTCGTACATGGCGGTGGATCCCTGAATCTCTGACACTCAAATTCGATGGGAAATACCTCCACGTCTTGTTGGTTTTCTCGTTCTACAGCAAAAAACGTTGGTCCCATGAACCAGTGAAGGACCTTCGTAAGCCCATCTTTTCTATTTGGGGTCGCAGACAGACCAAATATGTGTTTTGGGCACATTTTAAACAGGGATTGGCTAAACACCTTTGCGCATATGTGATGGGCTTCGTCTACTATGAGTGTTCCTATGCTATCAAAATCACCGAATGTGTACTCTTTGAGAGAAAGTGATTGTAGCATGGCGATGACGAAATCACACTCAACATCCTTTTTGTTTTGTTGAACTCGTCCGATTGTAGCGCCCGGACAAAACTGTTTGATTCGCTCTTCCCATTGATTTGCGAGGAATTCCTTGTGTACGACAATCATGGTTCTGTATCCCAGTTTACACGCTATCGCCAATGAAACGGTGGTTTTCCCGAAGCCGCACGGTAAGCTGAGGACCCCGTGACCTGCGTCAATAGCCGCAGCAAGTGCGGCGTTCTGATGTGTTGCGTCTCGCAAGGTTCCATGAAATTTGACACGAGTTCGTGTGGGTTCAGGTCTCTTATCTTCCGTTGGCTCTCCCAGTTTACTAATTCCATAGTATCTTGGAACGCAGATTCCATTCTTAGTTGGTCTAAATACCTTAAAAGGCGGTGGGGGGAACCCGAAGTCGTCATTGACTATGGCTCTTACCGTCAGCTCCTTTTTTAATTCGGGAGGTGGATTGTTCACTATGTATCCACTTCTCGTGAGCATTCTACTGTATTAAAGATTGGAAACTTTAATAGAGTACATAATCATGCCATCCGTGAACGTTGAAGAGAACATCAAGAAGATCCAAGAAGCCATCGAAGCTACGTATCAAGAGCTTCATAGACTTCAAGGAAGTCTCCGTGTTTTCTTGGGTTTCCAAGAAAACGGTCTCAAGGAAATTGAGATTCCAGAGAAGAAGGAGGAGGAGGAAGAGAAGGAGTCTGAATCTGCTTAATTACCCATGCGTATCCACTGTGATTGGCGACATTCCAAGCGCCACTAAAATTTGCTATTATTTTGACTTTGTCACCCTTAGCTAGAGATTGCACGGGTGTGTTACCTTCGACGGTACACATCACGCGTCTGTATCTGAATGGTACTTTTATTGTTAAAACATTTCCCTCGAGTGGGTCATCCATGTTTTGTCTATTCATGATAAATCTTGATTTTGATTCCTGAAGTCCGTGTATGTAATCACGGGTCCCGTCGTTGACGGTTATGCGTATGTATCGTTTGTCGTTATATTCATACATGGGTTCGTATACTTCACATTCCATGGGAATCATGATTTTCTAGTATATATGGTGATTAGAATTAAAGCTATAAGTACGAATAGCACGAGTGTGACTCGTATAGGTTGTAAAGGGCCTCTGGTATTGAATTCCTGTTTACAAAAAGTACGACTCACTTCTATGGATGCTTCTATGCTCGAGTAAGGTGTATTTCTAGGAGACATCATACCACACAAAGCCACGTGTTTATTTTGACCGAAGAAAGGGACTTGTCCGTGAAGACTCAAAACACCCGATGATTGTTCGAATACCCATCTTCCATCTTTCCAATCAGCACCCCATCCTATGCGTACATTCTTAGGTTCTGGAATATTGAGTTGACGAATCACCTCGGGTTTAAGTATATCTGGATGTGTAGTTAACACGTCTTCCGTGAGCTCACATATGACACACGAGACGGTCTTTCCGTCGGATAAGACCACTGGTTGTAATCGGAGTTCTGTGTTCATACCAAATTCGAGGTCGGATGGTAATGTGACTGGTTCGTCGTAGTCGAGTAACACGTTTATACACCCGTATGTACTCGGACCTATTTTTTTGGATACATCTTCACCCCAATTGTCGCCCACGAGTTCGAGTGCTTTACTGTTATCCACGCATATCACGAGGAGACCATCGTTTATTTTTACACCATCAGCGAAAGTCGCCTCGTACCCATCTTCGAGATAATTCACGTCTTCTAGGTGGGTATTAAACATAAACATGGCACCATTTTCTAAGAGTGCGGTCTGCATGGCGTCACACATGACTTTACCGGAAACACGTTGAGTGTATTGTTTAGAGAGTCCCACATGGTCGAAATTATTCACGAACTCGTATGCCGACATGGTTTCCCAGTCAACACCGTCCATGATAAATGTAATAGTACGTATGAGTCGTTCACCCGATTCCGTGAGTGACCCAATAGCGTCTTTAAGTGATATGGATTTGTATTTGGATTGTCTCGCGAGGACTTTACCCGCGAGTGCTGTGAGTGTGAGATAATCTTGTATACCGAGACTTTTAAATATGGTTTTGTAAACATCCGTCTTCGCGGGCTGAAACATGTCGTCCCATTCGATTCCCATTTCCCTGAAGAGACTATCGGTGTTTACGAAGGCGTTATCAAACACGATTCTGTGTGCGTGTAAATCACGGGTCTCTGTTTCTGGTTCCCACCACGAACCACCCGCTGATGGTTTGCGGTCGTATACGATGACCTCATGATCCGTGGACCTGAGAAGTTCCCACGCGACAGACATGCCTGTGGGTCCGGCACCCACGATGTGGACTCGCATTTATAATAGGGTACCAAAAATATTACGCTGGAAGATACAACACATTCCGCGTGAGTTGATAGAAAATCATGACATACACCGTCAACACAGTTTGAAAGTCGAGGTACGGCATGGATGTTCACAGACGAGGGGTTAGAGTTTAGA